ATATGATAATAATTAAGGAAGTGTTTGCATCATCCCTTAACAACGCTAAATAATGAACACAATGATAACTTCCGGCATCTACGACAAGCACCTTGAACAGAACGGATCTTTCAGCGACATTGACCCAGAAGAGTTGGCTCATGAGATCGGAAAGAACTGGAACCAGTACGAGTGGGAACGGGGCGACACCATTGACGCCGACCCGGAAGAAAGAGAAGAGTATTGCGTGATGACCTGCGAGGTAAAAGGATTCACGTTCGAGGGCACAGGAACTTACTCATGTGGTGAATTAATCATAGTTGATAACATAGAAGTAAAGTAATGGAACAACTGCAAATTACAACCAATGACCGGGACGTGAAGATTGCCCGGAGTGCCGACCTGACAGCAGAGCAGGTGGCAATAATCAAGAACACTGTAGCGAAACGGGACCGGATGCTACCAGTGTAGAAATACAGGAGAATTATAACATGGAAACAAAAACTGCAACCAAAGTACAGATCTGCCCTAACTGCAAAGGTGAAAAGGCGGTCGCTCACAAGTGTACCTGTGGTACATTATCGACAAACCCTGCTTACTCCCGCTGCGGGAGTTGCTACAGAGTAATAGACTGGCGGTCATGTCCTGTCTGTAACGGAAAAGGAACCATTATTATTAACAACTAAACCAATACAATTATGTCATTTAGCAATCCAATTTTAGAGAATCCCTGTAAGAAGTTTATCGACTTCAAATCAGATGACAAGCAGTTTGTCTATTGGGACAAAGAGCTTGGCGAGAACGGCGAACAGGTAATCATCCCTACGCCCATTTACTTCATAGTTCTTGATGAACTGACAACCATTACCGGCTACTACAAAGAGGGTGACTGCGGTATCTATTCCAATGAGATCCACTTCCTGAAGGATGAAGTGCTGAAGGTGCGCACGTTCAAAAAAGGCGGTCCCTCAATCGTCGGACTGTATGATGCCATCAAAGACAGCATCAAGGCTATCGGTGGCAAGTACACCAAGTCGGTTTATGCAATGATGATCCCGACCGAAGGAGTACCCGAGCTTGTCAACTTCCGCTTCCGTGGTGCCGCCTTCAGTGCCTGGCTTGACAAGAAGGTAAACTCAAGCAGGCAGATTGTGTGTATCGCTGATGAGTTCATTGAAGAACACAACGGCAAGACGTTTTACAATGTGCCGGTGTTCAAGGCTTTCAATATGAAGCCGGAATACAGGGATATGGCTGTCGAGATGGACAAAGAACTACAGGCATTTCTCAAGTCATATAAGTCAAAGCAGACAGAGAAAGAAGCGGTTGCCGCCGAAGTTCCGGTCGAGACAGAGCCGGTTACGTTCGCCCCGACGAATAACTGGCAGAGTGGTGGCCGTAGCGTGTCCGATGTGAAAGAAGCTGCCACAGCAAATGTACCCGATGGCGCCGATGATCTCCCTTTTTAATCCGCACAATGAGATTATAATGGAAACCATCAAAGCATTATCAACGATTGCCGATGCTCCCATAACCTATGTGGAGATCGGCAATCTCATCCACTACATGAAGCAGGAGCTTCTTAGTGGCGAGTACAACCCGTTAGACGTGGAACTGAAGCTGAAGGCAATGGAAGAGACGATCAAACAGCTGCGGTCAGACGAAGAGATCAGGGCGTTTGTGTTGAGCGAGGCCGAGAAGTACGGCAAGTCCTTTGAGTGGCGTGGAGCAAAGATGTCTATCCGTGAGGTGGGTGTCAAGTATGACTACTCTTCAACAGGTGACAGCGAGTGGGCAATATTGGATGCTCAGATCAAAGAGTTGTCCGAGAAGAAGAAAGCCCGTGAGAAGTTTCTTCAGGCTGTTCCCGCTAGTGGCACGGTCAGCCCTGAGACGGGCGAGATGATCTATCCTCCGGCCAAGTCAAGCACGACGAGTATCGCTGTAACACTTACCAACAAGTGACCCCCATTAAGTACATAGCTATTGCCGAGGGCGGGAAGTTCAGAATAGTCAATGACAAGCTATTCAGAGAAGAACTTGCCCGACTCCCTGGTGGCAGGTATGAAATTGTGATCCGGAAGAAACGCCGTATGAAAAGTCAGCCTCAGTTGGGGTATTATTATTCGTGTGTCCTTCCGCACTTTCACCGCGCAGCTATTGACGCTGGATGGGAGTTCGCCAATATTGAAGAACTTGATAATTATCTGAAATCCATGTTCGCATCAAAGGACATAATAAATAAGCACACGGCAGAGATTCTGACCATTCCAGGTCTGAAGCGTGACATGACAACAACTGAAATGATGTTGTTTGTGGATGCAATCAAAGAGTATGCCCTGGAGTTCCTGAACTATCGGATTCCTGATCCGGAACAGCAGACAGAAATTTTTGTCCAGACTTTGAATAAGTGAAATAAAGTTGTATATTTGTCGTAGCGAAAATCAAATGACGAATGAATGAACTTTCTGACATAAAAATAGCCCTCACGGGTAACATACCTCAGGCTGGAGTTTCGTCACTCCTTTCGCTCCTGGGGTTTTGTTATTTCGTGGGGGCTTCATATTAATGATAAACTAAAAATAGAATACCATGAAAGTACAAATCAAAGACCTTTATCCTAATCCTTATAGGGATATGGATAATTACCCGATAAATCGGGACAAAGTAGAAACCCTAAAAGCATCAATAAAACAGACGGGGTTTTGGGATAACATTGTCGCCAGAAATATGGACGGCAAAATACAGATTGCTTATGGTCATCATAGGTTAACGGCACTACGTGAGGCTCTGGCGTGGGATACTGAAGTTGATATTCCAGTTAAGGACTTGCCCGATAGTGTAATGATTCAGATTATGGCAAATGAGAACATGGAAGAATACCGCACTGGGCCTGCTATCATTGATGAAACTGTAAGGGTTGCAAAAAAATATCTTGAAGAGCATCCGGAGGAATACAAAAAGGTTACCCCCACGGGGGGCAACCTTGAAAGAGTGGGCTATAAAACGATTGCTTCTTTCCTCAACTGGCCTGAAAGCCGTGTATCTTATTCCCTTGAACGCCTTAACCTTGAAAAGTCAGGAATGGTAAATAGACAGGCAATAAATAAATTGCCAACTGAAAGAAGTGCAAGGGATTTCGTTAAGGCTGCTCAGAAATGGGAATTACCAGTTGAAGAACATGAATCAGTAGTTGATGAAATAATGCGTACCGAGAACTATGGCTTCGACCAGGTTGAAAAAGTGGTATCAGAAGCTAAATATAAGAATAAACCTAAGGAAAGAAAGGAGGAGTATGAAAGAGAAATAAAGACAATTCAATTTAATAATTATTGTGTTAGTGTGTTTAGTAAATCTGTTGATCTACATAGGCAATTAGATATTTTGATTGAACACAAAGAACAATTTAATTATTTATCAATGAGTGATGTTAAAGATGCAAGGACAAGATTAGAAATGCTATCGTCTTTGAAAAACCTTGCCGGAAGAATTAACAAACTAATAGACTTGATAAAAGATGAAAACAACAGCAATTAAAAGAAGAATTTTAAACGTATTAGTCCAATATAAGGACAGAAGCTATTTAACTATTTCTGAGATTGCAGAACTTTCATACGGTTCTGCTTATATCAGAGATACTAAGAGACATCTCGATGCACTAGTAAGGCGAAATATCTATTCAGTAATGGATTTAGCTATTGAAAATGATATGATAATTTTACCTGTAAAACAAAGGAATAAGGATTCAGGAGAAATAGAAAAGAAGATTGTAGGGTACAAGATTGCAGGCAAAGAAGATTCAGAATACATAAGCCTTTTATTGGAAGACAAAGAGAAAAGAGCAAATGCTTATGTTTTATCCTATAATAAAACTTTGACTGAGCTTGAAGGTAGAAAATTACTTGTTGATGGTAGATATGAATTGAAGATGTTGCAATAATTATTAATCAATATCCAACCCTGATAACTATATATTAGGGTTGGATTAAACCAAACAAAATGTCTAAAGACCCTGCTGTTTTATTTTATACTCAAGACTTTTTAACTGGATGTACTGACCTCACTTTTGAAGAAAGGGGTCAGTACATTACTTTGCTTTGCCTTCAGCATCAGAAAGGGCATTTAAGTGAAAAAACCATTAGGTTAACCTTAGGTTCCGTTTCGGTTGATGTGATGAGTAAGTTTTTGAAGGATGAACAGGGGTGTTATTATAATGAGCGAATGGAAGATGAAATAAATAAGCGGCAGCATTTCCTTGATACACGGTACATTAACGGGAAAAAAGGAGGAAGACCGCCAAAACCTAATAAGAAACCTAATAGTGAACCTACAGAAAACCTAAGTGATAATGATAATGAAAATGGTAATGATATTATAATAAAAGGGGGTGAGGGGGAAAAAGAAATAAACATACCCTTTGATT